CATCAGGACTAACTAAGTTTATATGTTGTATTTCGTAAGATCCTGCCGAATTTACAGGTGCAATAATACTAAGTGATGGTACTATTGTAGTATCGTAAAACCCGCTTTCCGCTGCCTGCGCCGCTGCTTCAATTTCATCACTAACACTATTAATATCAAAATCGTCGTCTTGTTCTGCATTTCCACAATCACAATCACAACTTGTACAATCAGGATAGGCAATCATCGGTAATGCGATTCTTGGGAATCCTTTAACTTTAATGGCTGCGGCTATTGCAAACGTTAAAAATGCTGCTGCTAATACAAGTTTAAATGTTGCGGCAGCAATAAGAACTATACCAGCAAAAATAAGACGTATACCTTCTAAGATAAAACCAACGTTAACCGTTGCTCCAAGTCCAACTTGAAAAACTCCAGCTCCCGCACTTATTAATGCTATTCCGTTTTGTACCGCATTAAATAAGGCAATCCCAGCATCGTAAGTAAGAAAAATACTCAGTGCTATCAGCACATATTTCAATATTGGCCACAAGAATGATATAAAGTGAGCAACAAATAATAAAACTAATATTGGAAATGTTAGAATGTTAATTAATATATTGAACACGAAAAATATCGGGTCAAAGTTTCGTATAATATCATTAACAGGGAATGTATTTACGGTAGACTTACATGACCTATTATCAATTTCTTTTATACCTAAATGTTTTGCCCTACCTATACCGTTCTTATATCTATCTAAGAACATTGCGGTTGTGTATACTTTATTGTACTTGAATTCATAAAAGGTATCCTCGCAATCAATCGCTTCTTGAGGGTTTACATAATCATCCCAATCTAAACTGAATGCATAAGATTTTAACAAATTAAATAATGTTTCGGGATAAACTGTAAATGAAAAGTCTTGAGTGACGTTAGGATTGACCGGTGTACCCACAATTTGTATTGTATCGCCAACATTGAAAGGTATCGAGTTAAGTGACCCCGTATATTGGACTCCATTCAAATATACCTCGTAAGAGAGCTATTTACCGCATTCTCTAACGATAAACCAACATTAACCCCGAATGATTGAGTTTCAGTCGCACCTGAAGTTGCACCTGCCGATATTTGATACGTATATTGTAGTGTTGGTTGATCAAATGGGTCATTTGCAGAATTTGACCACCCATATTCTTTAATATTAGGAACTAGAAAGTTTGCTCTTTGAAAACTGTTTTGTAGTCCTTCTTCATTTTGCCACTTAAACTTAAATCTGTATTTACCTTTTGTTGGTATTCCTTTACTTGGATCGTTAGACAAGACTTGTTCCCCGAATTCATTTGTAAAAACGTAATCTAAATTCATAGGTACGTTTAAAACATAAGTACCATCAGGATCAATAACCTTACCTTCTTGTTCTACTTGGTAAACCTCTAATATTGGTAATCCATTTTCGTCGGAATTTATCGTTTGTCTAATTGCCTGTATTTCACCAGGTCCAGCAACTAGTTCACATAAATTACCTGTATTATTTTTAGGTTTACAACCTACCTTTAACGCGTCATCATTTGTTGTTGAGATAATTGATCCCATGAATATCGCAGTAGGTTCGATATTAATGTTAGCTTGTTTTGTTAAATCAAAATCTACTCTTGTAATTCCAACTTGACATAAGTCTTGATCACCCCAAAATGGTGCAACATCCACATCAAATACTAAGTTTTTAATTTGTGGTAATTCTCTTAAGTTAGTTGATGTTTTAAAAGTTGATCCGTTGACCTGTGTTTCAGTTGCAAGTCCTTGTTGGACTAAGTCTTGTGGTGCCAGTGAGAAACAACCAATATCAGAAAGGTCGACATCCATTACAATAGTCTGAGTTCCTGTAGGAACACCGAAAATCATAAAGTCACCACTCTCATTTGTTGTTACTGTAAATCTGTAGTATTTGTCATAAACCTCAATAAAAGACTCATCCATTAACACATCACCCACATTCGGGAATGTACCTGTAGATTGATGTCCTCTATATGATGGTAGTTTCGGAAGTAGGTTATATCTATAACCTTCCTCGTTAGTATCTGTGATTGTTCTGTAAGGGTATAACTCAGATATGACAGGGTCAAATTCATCCGCATCATCCAAAGGGATAAACACGGAAACTTTCGCATTTGGTAAGCCAAACCCTCCATTAACAAAAACACGACCAACTACGACACCGTAGTCAGCACACATCCTTGTATATAAATCATTAGCAAGAATCTTCAAAGATAATACTTCCAAAGATTCCCAATCTTGTTCTAAATTGACGTTAATGTATTTGTCAACACCAACTTCGGTTCTTATTCTATATGATTTGGGCATTAAAGATTTCGTTTTTTCATAAATAGTTTATTTCCTATTTTAGAAAAAATAATCTTATTTTGAGAAAAATAAATTACTAAGAGAAGTTTACCGATTTTAAGTTCAATACCCTCACATTAATATCCTTATTTGGGTATCTAATTTGGTAAGTTTGGGTTGGTGTTGCAAATATTGTATCGGCTGTTGGTTGGATTTGTCTTGTCAACGGATCTGAGTATGGCATCGAGGTCTGTGCCGATGAATACTGACCTCCGACTTGATTGAAGAATAGAACATCAGATACACTTACAATACCATTTTCAGATTGTAGTATCCTTCTTAGTTCAGATATATTAACGTTCTGTCCTAATTCTCTAACCAAAGGATTAAAGAACTCACTTACTTGTTGAATAACTTTGGCAATTACGGCACCTTGATTCTGACTATTATCTAATACAACATCAACAGTTACAGCTAAGTCGACTGTTTCCGCAGCTTCGATTGAGATGTAGTCATTTATCATTCTAAAGTTGGACAAGTAATTAGCAACGTTTTGTTTAAGTGTGTTTGATATAACATTTGTCAAACTGCCACTTGTGTCGTAAGACAACATTTTAATTTTTATCTTATTATTTTCTTCTGTGATTGCAACTTTAGCGGGTGCACCAAACTGAGAAGGCATTGTTCTAATGATTGAGTTGTAGTCATTTACCGTAACGGCTCTGTTTTGTGCTGCAAAGTTAAAAGCCACCATGTTTCTTACATCTTCGGTTGTCGGTATGTTTGCACCCCCAATCGCGGCAGTCACATTATTACACTGCAAACTATTAATAACACTTCTGTTAACTGAATCTGAAGGACCGTTAACCGCAAATGACACGGTCCCGATTTGATTGATCGTATTGATACCTAAATTACTTGATAACCCACCACCAATTCGATACTGAACAAATAGTGTTGTATTAGGTGTCAAAGCCGCACCCATCGCAAAATTATTAGTATATCTACTTAAATCAAAACCTTTACCATCACGAGCAAATTCTCTTAATTGTTCTTCAGCGGATATGTTCCCACCACCAAAAGTCATTTTACAGAAACCTTCAGGTGTATATTCCGATATGAATTTATTAGATGTTGTAATATATCTACCAACTTTAATACCAGGTTGATCTGAAACTTTGGTTGGGTCCTCAATAAAGACTCTGTCTTGTACTAAAGCATCAACTTCGAACCATCTATCAGGTCCTACTGTAATAAACTCTTGTGGTTGAGGTATTGTCGAGTATTGTGTTCCTTGTTTTACCAAAACACTTGTAATACCCAAAACATTTTTCTCAGGTAAGAATAATTCTAAATAAGGTCTAGCATCGTTAGCGGTGATAACTCTCTTATATACTTTAGTGATACCATTAACAACAACTTCTCTCTTAACGATTGTGTAGTTAATTAGTTTACCACTTGAGTCAAAGTTAGGTATCTTTACTCTGTTTGGTGATCCTTCAGCATTTATTGGTGATGCAAAATCAATATCATATACCGTTTCAAATGGTTGTCCTGCACCATTAACTTGGGATCCTCTTCTTAAAACACCACAATATCTTAAGTCTTCTCTATCACCAAAAGCCGGAACCGTGATTGAAAAGTCAACCAAAGCGACTGATGGTCTTTGACCTGGTATTTTTAATCCGTAAGTTCTTGCAATATTGTAAACTGAGTTCTTTTGTTGCGCAAACTGTAATACAGTTTCTTGTATACTCCTATCAATTTGGAAGTTTAGGTTATCTGTTACCGCAGCATTTAAGTCTAACATAACAGAGAAAATACCCGCATCATTAAAGTTTTGAACTAAATCAGGGTAATAGGTTCTTGTGAAGTTAATTAACTCCGTTCTTACTCCTTGAAAATCTCGGACCGTGTAAGATATTTTCTTTTCTGCCATATACTATTAAATATTGATAATAATAAAATCACTAGATTCAAAAGCGGAATCTGTTATTCTATAATCTATTTTGATTCTTGCGGTGTGTTCTAATTGAGCAATATTGGTAACTTTAAATTCTCTTTCACCAAATTGATTAATCGTGTCACCTTTATCTTCTAATCCTGCAGATGCCGGTTCTACAGTTATATTAGTTACTTGTAAGTTTGGCATATAAGTACCAATTGTATCTCGTATTTCAGATTCTATATCTGAAAATGTAGGACCGTCGAGTGGTTCAAAAATGAACTCGTATAAACGTGTCCCAAAATCGGGTAAGAAATATCTTGAACCTTTTCTTGTTAAAATTAAGTGAACCAAACTTGATCTTACCTCTCCTTCTGTTGAATTTGTAACATCTAAATATCTACCTGTGAACGAGTCAACGAAGGGAAAAGAAATACCATATGTAATACCATTTGCCATATCACATATAAATATAAGTTCAGTTTTTTTTAAGTAAAAATTTTATGGAAATAAAAAACCCTCCTTTTTGGGGAGGGTTTATCTATATTGATAAAGTTATTTACGCTTCTTGAGTTTCACTTCCCTCGCCACTTAAAATTCTAGCTAAACCCATTAAAAGTCCTGTAGTACCCCAACTGATTGCTAACCCTAATGGGAAACCTGTCATAGATCCAATTAATATTGCTGCGGGAATACCACCCCAAGCCGAAATATTTCCAGCACCTATGTTATGTAAAACTTTAGCAATTCTTTCTTTTGGTGATTCATTTTCATCTTCTTCACTCATTTCACCAGACATTGCTTCATCTGCAAGATCTTTAACCGCACTGTGTGCATCTTTGGCAGAAGTATATTCGTCAATACCCATTTGATTCAAAACGTTTTTAATTTTCATTTTTTCACGTTCAGACAAATTTGATACTATATCTTCTAATCTAAATTGTACTCTAGGTGAATCGATAATTTTTTCCACTTTTTTTGCACCCATAGATTCTTCAACATCTTCTTTAATAATTTTTTTTACAATATAAGAAAGATCGCCTTCTGTCAACTTGATTACTTTTTTCATAATAATTTTTATTTATAAATATCAATAACAAAAAAAAATCACGAATAAATCGTGATTTCTTTATTTTTAAGATGAACACCCAAAACATTCAAAATCAGAATTCTCAGGTTTTGGTGGTAAATTTAGATTAGTAAAATCAACTTTTGGTGGTTCAGGTGTCACTCTTGGTTTATTTTTTTTAGAGATATCCATTGCTAAGTGTTTTGCTCCCGTTGATATGGCTTTAGTTCTAACATAATAACAAAGTGTTTTCAAACCACTTTCCCAAGAGTGAAAATGTGATGATGTAATCTTTGATAATGTTGGGTTAGACATATAGATATTCATAGACTGTGACTGATCTATGAATGGTGCTCTGTCTGCCGCCATATCAATAAGTTGTTTTTGTGAAATCTCCCAAATCGTTTTGTACTTAGGTATTAGGTGTTCAATTCGTTTTACTTTCTTATTGTAATTCTTATCCTCAGGGTCTAAGTAATTATTAAAGTTGATATTTTGAATTGATCCTTCATTCATAATGATTTCATTTTTCAAATCCTCAGACCATATACCTATCTTTTCAAAGTCGGAGATCAAGTATTTGTTTACAATCATAATCTCACCACCAACTACTCGTCTATTAAAGATTGCTGAGTGAGCTGGTTCGGTCATTTCATAAGAACCTGTAATTTTTGCTGAAGATGCTACAGGCATTTGTGCTGTGAATAGTGAGTTACACACACCATACTCCATAACACTTTTCTTTAATTTACTCCAATCCCACATTCCTGATAAGTTTGACTCATCCACATTCCACATATCAAATTGGAATGTTCCTTGCGACATCGGTGATCCTTTGAAGAACTTATAAGGTTCATATTTTCCGTCTTTACACAATTGGTTACTTTCGTAGATTGCCGCATAATAGATTGTTTCAAAAATGTCTCTATTTAATTGTTTCGCTTCTTCTGATGTGAAGATGTAGTCCATTAAATAAAATACATCCGCTAAACCTTGGGTTCCAATTGCAATTGCTCTTTGTTCTAATCCACCCTTTCTACCTTTTTCAGTCGAGTAGTTATTGATGTCAACGACTTTATTCAAAGATCTTATAACTTTTTTAACCTCGTTATATAAAAGTTCAAAATCAAATTTACCTGATTTGATAAAGTTTTTTAATACCATAGATGATAACGTACAGATCGCCGTTGTCTCCTCATCTGTGTATTGGTAAATTTCATTACAAAGATTAGATTGTTTAATAACCCCAATATTTTGGTGATTTGTTTTCTTGTTGGCATTGTCTTTAGAACATAAGTATGGAACACCAGTTTCAACTTGTGATTCAATAACTTTTGTCCAAATTTCTTGTGCTTTAACTTTTTTACCAAGACCTAATTCAACCGCCTTATCATATACAGACTCATACTCATCACCATAACATTCTTGTAATGGTTTAAGACCTGCCTTTTTAATGTCGTTAGGGCAGAACAAATACCAATCACCGTTATTTTTAACCGCTCTCATGAAATTATCAGGAAGCCATAGTGATGTAAATAAATCACGAGCTCTTAGTTCTTCAGCACCAGTATTTTTTTTGATATCTAACAAGTCCATAACATCTTTGTGCCATGGTTCTAAATAAATTGCCGCCGATCCTGGTCTACGACCTTGTTGGTTGAAGAATCTGAGTGATTCATTTACAATTTTTAGATATTTCAATAGTCCACCAGCATAACCACCTGAACTTGATATTCTACTTTCTTTACTACGAATGTTAGACATGGAAAGTCCGATACCTGCGGCGTCCGAAGAAAATGTAGAGATATCGGTTAAAGTGTCCAACAAACCTTTTCTTGAGTCAGCGTCGTTATAATGTAATACACAAGACGCTAATTGTGGAACTTTTGTACCAGCATTAATCATAATTGGTGTTGCCTTTGAGATTAACTGATCGGATAATGATTTATAATATTCGAAAGCGTCGGTGATATTTGTTGTTACCCACAAGGCAACTCTCATATACATGTGTTGTGGTCTTTCAATTACCCTACCATTTGGTTTCTTCAACAAATACATTTCTTGTAGAGATCTCCAAGCAAAATAATCAAAGTTATAATCATTTTCATGATTAATAACCGCATCAATTGTATCCGCACCATACTCGTTAATAGTTTCAATAAGTTTTTTATTAATAATATCATCCTCGTAAAGTTCCATCATAGTTTGTGAAAAACTATCATTTGTTTCTTTATGGTAAGAAGATATTGCAACTGATGCCGCTAATCTCGAGTAGTCATGGTGACTACCGGTATAAGACGCTGCAATCTCGTTAACTAACCTATCGAGTTCCTTAGTTGTTATTTCACCCTCAGTTGGTACTGAGGTAATAACCTTAATAAAGATCTCATCCGAATTTACGTTTAAACCTTTCGCGGATCTTTTAACTCTGTTGTAAATTTTTTGTGGGTTAAATGATACAACCTCACCACCTCTTTTAATAATTTTTAATGACATAATCTGAATTTAAAAGTCGTCTGTAAATGTTATTGTTTCGTTTAATTTTGCTTTCTGATATTCCATAGTTCTAGATTCAAAGAAATTACCTTTTGTCTCAACAGCAATTTGTTCCATGAATTTAAATGGTTGTTCGACGTTAAATTGTTTACTACAACCCATTTTAACAAGTAGTCCGTCAACCACAAATTCAAGGTATTGTTTCATAAGGTTTGAATTCATCCCTATTAGTGAAACTGGAAGTGATTCTGTTATAAATTCTTTCTCAATTTCAAGAGCCGATAACATAATCTCCTTAATTCGTTTCTCAGAAGGTTTATTTTCTAAATGATTGTTTAACAAGTGAATTGCAAAATCACAGTGTAAATTTTCATCTTTAAAGATTAGTGAGTTAGCATTACATAAACCTTGCATTATACCTCTTGATTTCATCCAAAATATGGAACAGAAAGACCCTGAAAAAAAGATACCCTCGACAGCCGCAAACGCAACTAATCTTTCTGCGAATGATGCGTTATCAATCCAATCCAAAGCCCACTTAGCTTTCTTTTGAACCGCTGGTAGTCTATCGATTGCGTTGAAACATTCATCTTTTTCTTTCGGGTTGTTGATGTATGTGTCAATCAAAAGTGAATACATAAGTGAGTGGATGTTTTCCATTGCCAACTGAATCCCATAAAAGAATTTCGCCTCAGGGTATTGTACTTCTCGGTAGAAGTTTTCTGCCAAGTTTTCATTCACGATTCCGTCTGATGCCGCGAAAAATGATAATACATTCTTGATGAAGTATTTCTCATTATCAGTTAATGTTTCCCAATCTCTGATGTCGTTTGTTAAGTCCACCTCTTCAGCCGTCCAAAAAGCGGCTTGGTGTTGTTTGTAATATTCCCATATATCGTTGTGTTCAATAGGGAAGATAACAAATCGACCAGAATTTTCTACTAGTATTTTTTCCATTTTTTATAAATTTACTTTTGTTAATTTGACTGTGTTTCTCGTTGTTTCCTCTTGTCTAAGAGTTCTTTAACTCGTTGTCTTTGTCTTTCTTCTTTCTGTTCTTCAAGACCTAAGAACGTCGTAGTACTTTCAGTATCAATCTCAATCATCGCATTATCGAATTTACAGTTTTCGAATACAACCCCATCGTCACCGATACGTGATTTTGTAATTGCTATGGTCGCCAACTTCATTTCTTTTTGTTGTAATGATTTAGCCACCGATATAATTACGTGTCCAACTTGAGCCTTTTTAATCGATCCACCCATTTGATCAGTAGTTACAACTTCTGAAGATATTGATGATCTATTACCCTGAGTTGCTGTCCAACCAACAAGGTTCATCTCATGACACATAGCTTCAAAAGCCCTCATTACTGACCCCTCACTTTTCCATTCATCACCCAAGTTCTTATCAGGAACGATACAATCAATATAATCTAAAACAATCATATCAATTCTAATTCCGTCAGAAACCATTTTTCTAATTTGATTTTTGATTTGTAACATCGTCATAGTATCCGATGGTAACTTTTTCAAAATCAACTTATTTGGCATTGTTTCCTCAATTTCCCTAACTTTAGACATAACCTCATCTCTTTTTTCTGACAAATCGTCAGGATGTATCTTAGTCCACAAAGTGAAGTGCTTTCTTTGAATTACCTTCGGGTTGTCCTCAAAGAAGATCTGTAGTACGTTGAATCCGAGATTAAATGCGTGGTTTGCCATCTTGGTTAGAACGGTTGACTTACCAACACCCGTGGGTGCTAAGATAACGCCAATTTCTCCTTTTGCCAAACCTCCCTTTAATAATCTATCAATTCCTGGTATTCCCATAGGGATTGGGTGTCTGTAATCGTCTTCAAGAACTTGGTCTAAGTTTGAGAACACATCTAACATAGAGGTATCTTTCGCCCCAACTTGTAACGCATTTTTAACCAATTCTTCAAGTGTATCATAATTCTCAAACTCACCACCGTCGATGATCTTTTGAGCTTTACCCATTACCTTTTGAAGTTCTTGTTGTTTACAGAATTTCAAAGCCTTTTCTTGCACAAAACCTACGCCATCGATAGGTGCATCCTTAATTTTTTTAATTGTGTCTAATACAATTTTAGATGCGATCTCCTGTTGAAGTTCTGATTTTGTGATTTGTTCAAGGGTTTCAAACGACGGGGTGTGGTCGTATTTTGTATAATACTCTCTAATCATCTGAATTAATATTTTGAAATACTTGTTTTCAAAATAATTGTTCTCAATCACATCAATAATTGAATGTGAAAAGTCTTTGTCTACGATGATTTGATTTAATAATTGTAATTGAAAAGTATTACCTAAATACTCAAAATTTTTACCTGTCGCCATATAGTTTTTTCTCCTTTAGTAAAAATAAATAGTATTAGTTTTTGATAAATTCAGGGTATGCGAAATTAAATTTTTCACCTGAAAAAATGTCAGTCAGGGTGCCAAGTATGGTTTTTAGTTTCGGGCGTAGGTCTACGGTGTATCTAACCTTCGGAGGGTACACTTTAGCGTCGAATACTCTCTGACAAATTGTCATGTCTCCGAGCTTAATAATTAGGTTAAAATTCTCAGGACCATCAGTAATTGACGTATTTAAAACGTCTGGGTTCTCTGAAATTTCATATTGATTGTCTAACATATAAGTTACCGATCTCATCTTTAAATCGTACTGTAACTCTCTGTAAAGACTTGAGATGTAGTCATAAAATTCTTCAGATTTGTGAGCGTTTCTGTTAAACCCACGAACATTAAAGAATCGTTGAACCATGATGTTGTCATTACACATTAACAAAAATTCAACTTTTGTTATTTCTTGATCTTTCATAGTTTGTT